TTTGTAGCGAACGGCCAGGGGTATTCTTCAAGAACAAAGTCACGGCAATATTCGTAATTTTCATTTATTATGATTGCAGGACGCTGCTGGTCGCTTAAAGAAGTAATTCTTGTATAGTTACCTAATTTGCTTAAAGCCAGATTTGCAATATCTACATAATCCATTAGGAAACCTTTTAATTAAAAAACGGGAGTGGGTGAATTAACACCCACCCCCATAGTGGGCAGTAACAGACAGGAAACTAATCTACTACATACCAGATCTCTACCGACAATGTGCCGGTAGCGGTAGCAGCAGCGGTCAATGTCGCAACAACGTCATACAAAACGCGAGGGTCGGCAGATGCGCCAGCGTCTTGCCATACATAGTTACGGCACTTATCAATATTACGCGCTTCGAACATAATCTCTGTGCCGAGCGTAATAGCAGATGCAATAGATTGTGCAGTTGCATAAGCACCCACAGCAACCACAGCACCACCATCAGCAGCGGTACGATACAAACCAAAGTCTGCTGCGGCAGAAGTGATTGCATCGCAGAATATGCGGATAGAAGCGATTTTTGCCGAAGAAGGAATTCTGCCCATACGGAATGTAGAGGCAATAGAATCACCGTTAGTTACTTCGACAGTTTCAAATTGGCAGCGCAACTTACCAGAATAATGGGTAACTGGTTCGTTGGATGCTGTTGGGGCGCCTGTATCCAGGTTGCCAACAAGAGTGGATTTTACGTTTACGACAGCCATGTTTTAATACTCCTATAAAATGATTGCTATCTGATTAGACTTCTAAGCATTTGATTTCTACAACGCCTTTTTCTTGCAGGCGGGATGCACCCATAGTCAGTGCAACAAACGCTTGCATTGCGTAGTTTTTGTCAGCGCGTTCAGAAATTTTTGCCGTGATGTCTTTGCCAATAGCAAGACCCATGGAATTTTTCTGGAACACACAAACGCGGCGATAGCTAGAACCATCGACAGGCAACAATTCAGTGCGTACAAATTTAAAGCCCATAAACGTGTCAATCTCTCCTGCAACCAGCGCCTTAACGCTATTGTAGTCGGAGCTAGTCATCTCGGTTGTACCTAACAAATCAGACACTTGTTTTGCGTGCAAAACAATTGTGCGATCTTCAGCTTCAACTTCGTTTGCATCCAAGATCTGTTTTGCTTCGATCAATTTGGAAATGGTCAATCCGGCGTTACCAGTACCAGTACCATATTTCCAAGAGTTGACAGCAACTTGGTTGGCAGCAGGGAACGACGTGGTTGTCGATCCGGTCTTGCCAGTTGCAGCATCGGCAAAGAAGCTATTGATGATGATACGATCCAATTGACGGCCAGCCGCCATAGCTTGCGCCTGGACGATTGGGTTCATAGGATCAATCAAGGTACGTACGCGATCAAACATATCAGTTGCTTGTGCGTTTACCCAGTCTTGCAGGGCAACGCGGCGGCGTTGGAAGTTAGTGTCACGCAACGGGGTATCCGATAAACGTGCGTTAACTTGTTCCAATTCAGTGGTATCATATTGTTCGAAAAAGGCGACTTCGCCGGTGACCATTTCGGTCAATACACGATCACGAAGGCGGGAACCTTTTTGCTGTGCCAACATATAGACGTTCTGTCCATACTGTTGTACAAATGAGACTGGTGGGTTTGTAAAAGACATATCTTACTCCTTAAAAAAGTTAATGTTGAACAAAACGACTTTCGCCGAGGTGTCCGACCTACTTGTTTAAGGGCTGTCTTACAGGTATCCTTTATTCGATCAGGCTCGTGGGAATTTTCTTTCCCTCTTTTATAAAACTAACATATTTTTCAGCCATATCAATAACAATTTCATCTTTGAAATTATAAACTGTGGCCTTTTGCAAGATTGACGCAGCCGCAGTCAGGGCGGTCGCCCTGATCTGTTCATCAGCCGTCATCTTAAACTTACTGTTCAGGGTGAGCATATTTAAACAACTTTTCCATTTCGCTGACGTAATTACCATGCTGCGGGTGACCCTTGTCGGTATAAATTTTCATCCAAGCAGGATCGCCAAAGTTCTTATTAATGTGCATCCGCGCCTGGTCAGGTGTCATGGCCACTTCGCCTTTTTGCCCACCCTTGCTACCGCCATCCGATTCTGAAAAATCATCGGAAACACTAGCAAAGAAGCGCCATACATCAGGATCATTAAACACACCAGCAGCTTTTAATTTGTCAAACACCACACCGGTTTTGTCATAGTTATTTAATACATCATCAATCTTGTTAACCTTTTGCTCATACGCCGCACCCCATTCTTTTTTCAATTCAGCGCGGGCATTCTTTTCAGCTTCCACAGATTGCTGATTTTTTTGCTCAATCAATTGTTCAATCTTAGGCGCGTACCATTTCATTGTTTCTTCAAATTGCTTTGAAGTCATCCCATTCTTATGCGCCAACTGTCTAAATTCTGACAACAGCCCATCATCAAACTTAATCGTTCCGCCATCAGGAACAGCATATTTATCAGGAGTTTCAGGGCGACCAATCTTATTATAATAAGAATCCCATTCTTTAGGATCTGCGTCCGTTTTAGGAATACGAACCAACTCATTTTTATCCATACCAATCATGGACATAGCCGATTTTGCACCGCGCACAAAATCATCCATACTATTGTATTTTAAGAAGGATGGGTCTTGCCGAAGATCTTCCGGCAAGGATGCAATAAATTGTTGCTTTGGATCTGTTGGTTGAACCGGAGCAGCCGCAGCAGGTGCAGCAGGTTGTACTAATTGTGGCGGTAAATTATCTGTCATTGTCGTTTTCCCCATTGATAGGCAATACCTTGAAGGTATGTGCTTCGTTAATAAAATCCATTACGTCACGTTTCTTATAAGACAAGGCGTTTAATATATTCAATGCAACATCACGCTTTCCATTTTGGAATGATATGGCATTTGCATCAAATGTATTGGCAGTTTCCCAAAAACCACATACGTCTAATATATGGTTAAGAACCATTTTCCCATTATCGGACGACAAGAATATATCTATATACGCCCTCGATAATTCATCATCTTTAATACGCTTAGGCATTTCCAGCTTGTGTCAGTTGATTGATGCCAGAACCAGCACCAGATAGGGCTTTACCATATTCAGCAGCCATTTCAGCCTGCTGTTGTTGCTGTTGCGCCGCAGCAACCTTCTGTCTTTCTTCTTGTACTTCTTCCCGTGTCCGCAGCGCAGCGGCAGGGTAATTATAAATATCAGCAATAATTCTTGTCAACGAATCAGTATCCACATTCTGAATAACAGAGGGATCAAATTGTGCAATCTGACCAATCACACCCAATGTCTGCAAGATACCATCCGCCTCAATAGATTTCTGCGCCATAGCAATCGGGCTAATATATTCAACAGATATTTGCTGCCCAACCAATTCATCCGGCAACGGCGGAAACATGCCAGATGCCAGCATGATGTTAAACACACGATCAATCAATGGCCCCAAGAACTCGGACTGCATACGCGACAACATCGGCCCCAATTGCCTAAATTGCGTTTGCTGCCTAGAATTAACTTCTAACTGCGTCATCCGGTCATTAACCGGCAACGCCATTTGATCGACATAGAAGATCTGGTGAATCTGTTGACGAACCAATTCAATATGCTGCACTGCGATATTAGGCGCTGTATTAGTAACCAACGGCGACGGTAAACGCGACCCAGAGCGCGTTACAATAATAGATGCAGGATCTAGCTTTAAAGGCTTAATAAGCGCGTCATCATCCACCATAACCGGCGGGTCAGCCAATTTCTGCGCAGACCGTAACATCACTTCAAACATTGTATTCAGCATACGGGCGACAGGCAAAGAATCACACCCAGGCCCCCAGCCATACACTTCCCCGTCACGCTTGCTAAATCTTGGCGTTACATAAGGAAAATCATCATAACCACCCTCATCAATCAAATGCTTTCCATCAACACAAACATAATACGAGGCGTATTTCTTACGATTTTTCTTCTTACCGTAATTAGCAATCATTCTAGGCTCAACACAATGCAGAATCTTAATCATCGCATCAGGATTCTGCTTGTGCATCTTTTTAATATATTCGCCGACCTTATCGCCCCACAACTCAATAGCATCACTCGCACGCATATCAGCGCAACGATACAACGAATCTATAATCCCATAATCATTTTCTGACACAAAGCAATCACGCAGCTTACGATAAATAAATCTGAATTTACCCTTAGCATCACGATCAACATACATTACGCCCATGCCAAAGGCACAGCAATCCAAGTACATTTCATGCGCCTGTGATGCAAACATAGAATCTTGCGCCGAAAACACATCGTACATACGACGCGTCGCCTCGGTTAACCATACCTGTGCATCACGGCCATAACGATAATTACCATCCTGCAAATACAGGTTAAACCACCGCACCGTATTGCTTGTCATCAAGCTATGCAGTGTACTAGCCAATTTCTTATTATCTTCAATTGCCGTAATATCAAAGATACGGTCGGTGCGTCTTTGACCAGGACTTCTAGTAACCAGAAAATCCCGCTTCGGCATCACATAATTTGCGACATCCTGCCATAACGAATCAGTCGTCACACGATCCGATTTCTTACGCTCATATCTATTCAGTATCTTAGATACGTCCATTACTCACCAAGTAGGCGTTTACGCTGTACAGTACCAGGAATTTCCGCATCACCCTGATTATTCAGGATCAATGCCGCCCGTCCTCGCTGCTTCGCCTGTCGCGCCACTTCCGCACCAACATCGGCCTGAACTTCCGGCGCTGATACCTTTGGCGTTTCGATAAGCTTTTCGGCCACCGGCGGCGCTGGAATACTTGGCTGCTTAGGCTTTTTCAAGGAACTAACCGCACTAGCAGCAGATCCAATACCACCCAGAACAGCGGCAATAGT